CCAGCAGCGCATCATGCAGGATCGACCAGCCTGGATTGGCAACGAACAGCGCCCAGCGTGCGTAGTCGGTCGCCTGGCGGGACAGCATGGTTGCCAGCTTGTCGTCGCCGGATATCTCGTTGCTGACCGGCTCGAAATGCACCGGGTCCTCGACGCCCGTGAACACCCGCAAGAGGCTCGGGAGCGTGCTCCTGATGGTGTCACGCACGACCGTCATCACCAGCTGGCTGCGACCCTTCAGTGCCGGCTCATCACCGAACCCCTTGCCGTTGTAATACTCGCTGGCAGTGACGCGCTGGCTGCTCAGTTCCTCGTCATAGTTTCGCGCGATACCAAAGTAGTATCGGTTGATCTCGCTGATCTCGTGGTCCTCCTTGCCGAGGCGCTGGTAGACGATCTCCTGCACCCACTCGGTCGAGGATGGCTGCACGCTCGGGCGCAGGCCCAGCGCGTAAGGCCGGATCTCCGGCGGCAGGTCGTCGGTCGGGTCGTCCGGAATGTCCTCGTCTTTGCGCCTCGGCAGCAGCGTGGCGATGACCTGGTGGTCGGTGGGCCGTTGGCCCATCGGTCGCACCAGCCCTTCGATCGGCGGCAGCGGGGGCGCGCCGTAGCTCTGCGTGTTGGGCGCCAGTAGGCCCTGCTGTGGCGGGTTCATGCCCTGCTGGCCCACTTGCGGCGCCATCGGGTTGATGCCCTGGCGCAGGCCGGGCGGTATCACGGGTGGTATCACGCCGCTCATATCCGCCTCCCGCATCTCAGAGCGCACACCGCGCTAGAGCGCCCCGTGTCCATGAATGGGCACATCCGCAACAAACAACGCAGGCCGAACCATCGTCTCCAGGCCATCAGATGCGCCCCATCAGAAACAATATCAGCAGCACGATGAGCAGCAGGCCGACCACGCCGATGCCCGGCCCGTAGTATGGGCTGCCGCCGTAGTAGCCGCCGCGGTAGCCCCACCAACCTCCACCTAAAATTAGGACAAGCACAACTATGAGAACGATAATCAGAGGACTCATTTCCTGTTCCTCGCAAGCAGCGCTTGTCGGATAGCCTCTCTGTGTTCTGGCGCCTTAGGTAGCGATGCAATTGCGCGCATCTCGGCTGATTGGTTGCGCTTCGTAAGCATTACTCGAAGCTTGGATGCATGCTCAGGTGATTTTGGGGCGCGAAGCTTAGCCTTATGCTCCGCTGACTTTGGTTGCGACGCTGCCGCGCGCATCTCTGGCGTACGGTTACGCGCTGCGACTACAGATGGCGCATTCCCACGCAACTGATTAACGCTCGTGGTTACCGCCTCAAGATGATCCGGATTAACGCAGCAACGCACCCGACACAGATGATCCATCTCCAGGCCATCTGGGATCGGCCCGTGCTTTAGCTCGTAGGCTACGCGATGCGCTGGTTGCATACGTCCGTCTGTCATGATCCTGGCGTATCCACCGCCCTGCAACGAGCCAGTCCACACCCAACACCCACTGAATGGCACCGGGTGGGACTGCTCAAACAGCCATTGTAGATCGACGGTTCTCATTCTCCGCTTCCCTGTGCGCCGGCTGCTGCACCGCCGCCATGGCGTGCGGCCTCCAGCATGGTGCTGACGATGCTCGCGTTGATACCGCTGCCCAGCAGTGTGTTCCGCAGCGCGGCCACGTCGATGCCGGCCTGGAGGCACTCGGCAAGTCGGCGGATCAGGTCGGCCTTGGCCGCAGCCGCATGCTGGTTCGCCTCGACGCAGCGCTCAGCCGCCTTGTTGCGGCGCTCCAGTGCCAGCACCAGTTGCCGGTCGGCATCGGCGACCTGGGTCCGCTCGATGTGGATCAGTTGCATCATGCTCTCCGGTCACGCTGGCCGCGGTAGAGCAACTCCATCAGTGCCTTGAACGCCGCCGGGTCTTCGGGCTTCAGTAGTTTTTCCATGCGGTAGTATTGCTGCGGCAGGGTCAGCGCATTGGCGCCGTAGTCAGCCGGCGGCATGTCCAGGATGCCCGTGCGGGTTTCCGGCGGCGGCTGGGTCGGGAGATAGCCGTAATGCGGCAGGAAGCCAGTCTCTGGCTCGCGGTTGATGTCTTCGTCCATGAACAATAGACCGGGCATTGCTCACTCCATTCCTGGGATGCCGTTCATCACCGGCTGCGTATCGTAGAGCCAGCTTTGGTTCGTAGACGTTACCATCAGGCCCTGCTGCGCCAGGGTCAGCATCAGCGCGTCCGCCGAGTCGCAGGACGGCAGTCCCCTGCGACGCATGGACTCTTTGCTTTCGATGGTCAATTTGTCCGTAGATGAGAACGTGTATTTCGGCGCCACCAGATCGCCACGGAGCAGGTCGTCACGGGGTAAGCGCACCGTGCGTGTCGCCAGCCATTCCCGCATTCTGCCCCAGAGCTCGTCACGCAGGCGCATGTAGTTGGTCTGGTTGGCTGGCGACTCGGCGACGTTGACGCCCAGCACCGGCAGTGCCTGCTCCTGCAAGCGATCGACCACGCCAGCGCCGATGCCGATCGAGTCCACCACGATGAGCATGGGGCGCGCGCTGTGGGCCAGGTCGTATTCGTGCTTGATCGCGCCTGCCAGTGCCATCAGGTCTATGTTGCGCCAACGCCGGGGCGGCTCGGTCACGCATGAACCTTGGCGCTTGATTAATACACTCGCATCCGCACCGAACCTTGCCACGTCAACGCCCCACAGGATCGGCGCCCCGGTGTCCAATGCCATGTCGCGGTTCATCGCGCTGTCGACCAGTTCGCCGGGGATGAACACGTCGTCGCTGCCCGATGGGAACTGACCCAGCACGCGAACCCTGAAGGCGTTGCTCTCGCTGCCGTAGCGCTCGGACATCTCGGTGATGTAATCGGGCGACACGCGTGTGCTCTCGGCAGAGCTCACCGTCATGCAGCGCCAGCGATCGCGCTCCAGCGTGTGCGTGCGCCAGAAGAAGCCCGAGTCTCTGGTGGGGTTGCCGATCAGCAGCGTGATCGCTCCGGAGGAGGACATGCTGCCAGACGCGGCCTCGTAGACCTTCTCGTCGATACCGGATGCCTCATCGGCGACGAGTAAGATGTTCCGGGAGTGGAGTCCTGCCATCGCCTCGGGCGTCTCGGGGCGGGATGTACGTGCGGTGACGAAGCACTCTTTGTCGCTCTTGAGCGTTATATGATCGGTGGTCACATCCCACAGCGCCTGCCACTGCTCGGGCATGCGTGACATCCACTTGAGGAGCTCGGGCCAGAGCACGTCGAACAGCTGCGGCGCCGATGGCGCAGTAAGCGCGCACTTAAAGGGAGCGCGGGTGCAGATGAACCACAGCACCACCCACGCAGCGAGGCATGACTTGCCCACACCGTGGCCACTTTTGATGCTGTGCCGGGTGAAGCCCTTGGCGAAGCCACGCAGGGCCTCGATCTGCCACGCGTCGGGCTCCTGCAGGAGCACCTCACGCACGAAGGCGATCGGGGCGCGGTTGTAGCGCTGGAGGGCGAAATCGAAGGCAGAAAAATCGGGCGGCTTGTCTTGGGGGGACGAGCCGCCCGCAGGTTGTTCGTTGGTGATTGACGGCTCGTCAGGTAGCAGATGCAGGCTCATCTCGCCAGCGTGCCATAATCACGCACGCGCACGTACACGATCAGCGACCACGGGATATCCAGATCGTGCGCAATGCTGTGGTCAGAGTGGCCGTGGATGTAGCGCCCGTGCTCCCAGTCGTACAACCAGTCCAGCCGGGCACGTATCGCCCGCTTCTGCTCATACGTGAGCTCGGCGTACCGCACCTCCGGGGTGAACGGCATCGTCATCATCGACATAGCGGGTGGCTCCCCCTGTGGGTAACATGCCACTACCGGCGGATTCTCGCCAACTGGAACGCCAATGCCCAAGCCCACGGACGATCCACAGCTGGAACAGCGGGTGGATGCGCTGGAACAGCAGGTCGAGATGAACACGGAGGCGATCGCCGACCTTGGCGCCCGTGTGGAAGCACTGGAGAACGCGGTAACGGCTCCACCGATCGAGCCGCCAGAACCGCCAGACGGCACGTGGGGCGGCGTGGCACCGCCGCTGGTGGATAACGTCCTGCCCGAACCGGAGGAGCCCGAACCGGAGTGCGAGGGGCTGGCGGTCGTCATCCGCGCTGCATCCGGCGAGACC